CCTTCTACAAATGCTCCTCCTCCAATAGACCATTGCTTTGCCGATCCAGAAGTGTTTGCTGCAAGTTGTCCTGCTGCCCATTCCTTTGAAGAATAATCTACATCTGCACCATTTGCATCATTACGAACTATTGTAGTCTTTACTGCCCAATCCTGTGCCTGTGCAGAATAGTGCTTTGCACTATATTCTGCTGAACCTTCTACTGAATCATACTGTGCAGAAGTGGCATATTCCTTGGCTGATGCATCACCCTTATGCGTAGATACTCCAGTTGCCCACTCCTTTGCTGATGCATCTGTTGCTGTAGTGGTTGGAGTTGTTGCTAACTGCGCCCAGTTCTTAGATGAACCTCCTGCCGCTAGGACTGCGCCTTGTGCATATTCCTTAGAAGAATAAGTTGTATCTATTGCTGCACCAGTTGTTTGCGCCCATTCCTTTGCAGACCCCTCTGGAACCGTTGTTCCCTCTGCGTGTTCCTTTGCAGAATATACTCCACTCTGAGCAGATGGAGAAGTATCCGATACATTGTTCGTTGCTCCATCAAAATGCCTTACTGTTGCTCCAACCCTAGTTGCATAATCCTGCGCCGTGTCACGGTGATCCAATGTGTCATCACGGTGACTTACTACATGACTCTTCGTTGCCTCTACTGCTGCTCCTCCTCCCCAGATAATGACGTTCCCTGTACCTGAAGCTGGAGCCGATGTGAAAGTTAAGGTTGTGCCGGATACTGCAAATAAAGTGGGAGAAGTTAATTGGCCCGCAATGAAAACCTGAAAATCGGTGTCGGTACTGTAAGAATAAGAAAGAGTGAAACCTCGACCCAAATCCACTACTTGTCCGCTTCCTGCTGCTGTGGAATTTGTGTCTGCTGTTACAACCTTAGTGCCAGTATTAATACTCTGTATCTTTGTCCCTCTAGGAAAAGAGTCGTGAGTGATGTGCTGACCTACAGCTGGAGTGAGAACAGCAGAAGTGTAAGTTATGGCCGCTGAATCATCAATCCATGATGATCCAGATAACTGTACTGTTGCTATTCCATTAAATGTGTCTACTGAATGACCTGTAACATTAATTGCGGCATTTGCTAGTAATGTCCAGTTTGCTATGTCAGTGGAAAATGTGTCGGAAGTGTGGCCAGTGGAAGTTACATACGTTGCATCATTGTTCGTTACTATATCTCCTATTGCATAGACTGTTGCTGTTAGCCATGCTCCCCTAACTTCGTATCCCGAAAGTCCTATCAGGGCTAATGCATCTTGATCAAATGCATCCTTATGGACTGCCTCATTCTTTAACTTACCATCATCACGCTGCAAAAGTGCGATGTTGGCGTTTATGTCATCCGTGTTCTGCTTTAATTCCGTAAACTCCGTGTCTAGGTTTGCACCTGAATGTGGGTCTGCGGGGTTGGTGGATGAAAAGTCGTTGAAATTCGTGGTCTGCGTGTATGCTCTGGGCTGCGCCATAAGATCGCTTCTGGAGGGTTAATAGGTAATATATATTATATAAGGAAACTATCCTCTGTTAATAGCCTGAAACTTTGTTTTTGTTCAGATTTTTCGGTTAGGGGAGTATATAGGGGGAGGGGCCAGAGCGGGAGGGCCGGGGGGGTGGGTCGGTTCAATTGGTCATACAACCTTACCAATTCATACCATATCAAACTGAAAGTGTTCAATAATGTAGTTTTTGAACATTATGCTGCAATCACTTGCGGCGGCTGCACTTCTTTCGCCAGTGTAATTTTTGTTTCCTCTAAAGTAGAAATTAATCCGGCCAATTGTTGCGGCGACATTTCCGCCAACGCCCTGTTATCATTGTCTTTTGTGCTGTGTTTCCCTATCATATTGCAAACTTCCAACACGGTGCGGCATCCAGCAATCCGGGCCGAACTTGGCGCATCTTTGTCCAGCATAATTTCCCTCAATGTTGATGTTGCCACGTTGGCAAGATCAGTTTGAAATAATTTCTGCCGCTCTTGCTGAATTTTAGCAACGATCTTCGGTGACTTCATCAACATATAACCAGCTTGAGCGGGCGAGGCGTAACCGCTGAGCCGAGCCGCTTCGGATTGATTTTTTCCGTTAATAATCGCATCAATAAAATTGTTTGCTTTATCACTATAATTTGCCACTGCGGGAACCATAATTTTCCTTTTGATAAATTGTTGATAAATTGTATTTGGATTTACAATTTATGTATGCTCTAACCCTATAGTATTAAACATCTTTTTCTGTTACAAGTGATAAATTGAATAAATTGCACGGTTCCGCTATTAAACCGTTGAAAAATGCGGGGAAAAGTGGGGGCATTACAATTTATACAATTTATTAATATATATAACTATAATAACTGTAACTCCTTGCTACCACTGCATCTACGGCCAGAGATAAATTGTATTTTTTACCTACAATTTATTGTAATTTATTACAATTTATCTACTGTCACAAACTATCAATGTAAAAGAAAAGTAAAATAAACCTTGACATATTGAAACAAGCGGCGTATATTCATTATCAACATCAGCATTCAGCCGATGTGTAACCAAGTAACCCATAACAGAGAGAGACAATGGGAAAATTCAAAAAAATGAGTAAAGCGGATTTGGACAAACAAGTTGAAACCCGTATGCAAGAAACGATCAAACCAATAGTGGAAAAATTGGAAGCAATTGCAGCCGGAAAAGCCAAGGCCGGAAGCTGGAAAACGCCTTGGATAATGAGTGCCAGCAGTCAAATGCCTGTGAACTTCGCTGGCAAAGCATACGGCGGATTAATAAACAGTTTAAGTTTGATGTTAGCGCAAGAAAATCACGGTTATAAATCAAACAAATGGGTTACCTATAACCGGGCAAAACAAATGGGTTTAAAAATTACAAATCCAAAAGAGTATTGCTGGGTTTTCTACAATGACAAAAAGAGTTTCACCAAGGAAAACGATGCGGGCGAAAAAGAAGTGATAAATTACTGGTTTTATAAAAGTGATCACGTGTACAACTTATCGAACACGGATGCGGTTTTGCCTAAAGTAAAACCCGTAAAGCATAACCCGGATAAGCGGATTAAATTTGTTGATGAATACGCCGCTGCTACCGGGGCCGTGATCAATGAAACAGATCAGAGTAAAGCGTTCTATTCACCGTCAAAAGATGCGATCACACTGCCTAAGTTTAAACAGTTTAATTCAGCCGCTTGTTTTGCTCAAACCAAGCTGCACGAATTGGTACACTGGACAGGACACGAAAACCGAGAAAATAGGCTCCGCAAGGGCATGACCTTCGGCTCCGATGAATATGCTTTTGAGGAATTAGTGGCGGAACTTGGCTCAACGGTTTGCTTGTTTTCAATGGGTTATGCGCCGTGCGGATTGCAGCACGAAGAATATATACTTTCTTGGCTCAAAGCCTTGAAAGATAATCCCAAGTTTTTATTCAAGGCCGGAGCAAAAGCCACACGGGCAATTGCTTATCTTGACAGTCTACAGAAGGCCGAAGCAATAGCGGCTTAGTCTACAGCTTCAAGGCATCCGCAAGGGTGTCTTGGCTGATGTGGATTTACTGCATCACTTGGAAGTAAACAATTAAGTAAAAGGTAAATATGTACAATCAATCAAAAGAAGAAGCAAAAGAGATTTTGAAAAAATATCTCAAAAAGGGTGACACTGTTTACACGTCATTGCAGAACGTCAGCAGTTCAGGAATGTATCGACACATTCAGCTGCTGGTAGTAAATAAAAAACGCATCGTCAATATATCTTTCAACACTGCAAACCTGACCGGGTATAGGTTCAAGGAAAAGACGGGTTCAATTGGTATAAGCGGGTGCGGCATGGACATGGGTTTTGCTCTTGTTTATGATCTATCAAGGCAACTCTGGAAGCCCCGGAAGGGTAACGACTCTGGCTATTTTTTAAAGCATAGCTGGCTTTAAGTTTCCAGTATCAGCCCCGGCCTTGCAGCCGGGTCTGTTAGGTGGAAATTAATTCACCATTTAGTAAATAAACAAACAAGAGAGAGACGGTAAACATGGAAATTGCAAAAGAAATATTGAGGCAACTAGGCGGAAACAAATTTGTTGTGATGACAGGCGCAAAGAACTTGGCAGCCGGACACAACTATTTGTCAATGAAGATAGGCCGCAACAAGACGGCCTGTAACAGAGTCACCATAACACTAAACTCACTCGACCTGTACGACATGAGATTCAGCCGGGTTTGTTTCGGCAAGCGGGGCATGAAAGAGACAAGTGTAAAAGAGTATGACGGGGTTTATAACGATATGCTGCAAGCAACTTTCACGCTGCATACCGGGATGTACACCCGCCTGTTTTAGTCTCCAGCTAGGCCGCATTTAAGGTGCGGCTTATGGTGCAGATTGGCTGACACCGATAAGTAAACAATCAATAAGAGAGAGAGGTACGCATGAAAAAATATTCAAAGAGACTACAGACCAGACAATTAATTCTGCAAACATTAATCAAGTGCAGCCCAATCCTGAGAGAAAAGCAAAAAGCAAACAGGAGGGCCGTTGCTGAGAGTTATAATAAAAACTACTCAACACGGGAGGTTGCAATACTGGCAAGAGATTTTCCAGTAGTGAAGGAATTAATATTTGAACATCCAGAAATATTTGAGGATGCAATAAAAATATTTCACGGCTTACAAAAGGAGATGCTGAGAAGATGGGGAGTAAAAGAAAAGTAAAAAATAGTTTGACATTCCATTTTAGCCGTGCTAAGCTGGAATCTAACAATGAGTAACACACCCAAGAGAGAGAGGTAAATATGAATATCAGGAAAGAACTAATCAAGGCAGGGTTTGAAGATCAAACCAAACTAACAAACGATGAACAGGTAGAGTTTGAAATGTACCACGATCTGCCAAGAGGGAAACAGGGTACGGCAACAATAAGACTACAAAAAATGAAGGGGACTGATGACGTAGAAGTAACCGTTTATTCAGACTCCGGGTATGAATTGTTAATCGGTATGACAGAACAGGATGCGGGGTAAATATGGAAATTCTTTTAACACTAACACTACTGGCTGCGATGTGTGGTGCAGCAACACTGGCCTTGTTTTATTCTTGCTGGAAACTAGACCAGATAATTTACGAGCGAGAGATTAAAAGTTTACGAAACAAGTTTGACTTTACAACAAAGGAAGGACGGTAAATATGAATGCAGAGAGAAGGCAACCGTGGCATGACAAACACGGAAAGAGAATATGGGAACTTGAATACCATCACTCGTACCGCTGCTTAAACATGGCGGAAGTTAGAGAGTTTTTGGATAAGAAGGCACACACCTCGCAGGTTTCAATGTACCATGAGACAGACGGGTCAATCACCGAATTGAATCGGATGATATACAGGAAAAGTTTTTTCCAACGTCAACTGAATTACTTAACCCAAGAACGTAATGATCTTAACGATAATATAAAAAGTTTAGAGGAGTCGATAAGATATTTTGGGGAGTTGGTTGAAGAGATGGAAAAGGAAAAGGATTAGTCACAATCCCACTGCCCCCGCTCCGGCGGGGTCAGGCGGATGTTGAGTGGTTCAGCATCATAAGTTAACCCGAAGTGGAGAGAGCCATGACCATGTTTCAAATTTGGTTAAGATCAGAAGAGACGGGAGCAACTGACACGGTTATATATATTAAAGCCGATTCAATTCAGACTGCTTTCGATTACTGCAATAGGTTCCGTCCTTTGCTATGTGCCAAGTCTTGTTTTCCTGAAGGCTGGTGGATTGAGGATGAAGGGCAAAAGTTATTTTCAACTGAAGAGATGCTGGAAATAATTGACGGCATGGAGGAGGCTGCATGAGAATCTATGAAGTAAAAAATGCTAGCGGAAAGATCGTTAGCTTTGCCCGGTCATTCGATCAGGCAAGAGCGGTAGTGAGGGAAGACAATCCCACTGCTAAGAAGATACATTCCAATGCAGAGATGACTGAGTATTCAAGTTGCTTCTGCATTTATGGAATTGATATTAAGCCAGACAAGGAAGGCATCCTATCCAAGCTAAACAGTCTGCTTGGAGAAGAGCCTAGTCAGTCTGGTCAGCCAGACCCGGAGCCAGTGCAGCAACCTGTTGCTGATGTTGGCAGCGTGTTCAGTGTGAAGGATGTTGAAACTATCCCTGTTGGAATATCCCCGGCGATTGAATTTACCGGGAAGGGAAGCGGCACTTGTTTGCACTGCAAAAAAACTGTGGGATATGTTGGAGGTTTCCCACGGGTCAATCCCCCGGATGAACTGAGGGACAAATAATCATTGCGGCCCCCGTGGCGGGGCAGTGGAGGGAATACGTCAGGGTAAGGTGATTCCAGACTATTCGGGCAAGGGGCCGCATTTAATTTAACTTATAAACGGAGAGAGACATGACTTTAGTAAACATAGACGGAACAATAAACAATCCTGAAACTTATTTTAATAAAACTCGCATGAATAAATTACGACAGGAACACAACAGGGTTGTCAAGAAAATGTATCGTGTTCCACCATACAATCAAAATTGTTTTGATGAATGGTTTATTAATAACTGCAACGGGGTTGAGTATGTGGAAATTACCATGCACCAAACCTTAACTGGGAACCCTTACATTTTGGAGGCTGTATGACTTGGATAGAAGCAATAAAACAAACCAGACCACTTGCTGTGAGGAGGCAAGGAGGAAGTAAGCGGGATGTTCTTTTGGAGAAGTTCCTTTTGAAATGGCTTACTGAAACTGTTAGTTATAATAGCAGGTTCCGATACGAAAAGGTCAGGACTAAACTTGACCCCTCATGGTATTCAGGCGAGAAAAAACAATTCAGTAATGATTGGATGCTGAGCCGCTTGGTGGATCATCTTGAGATGAAACACTACGGCCAGCATATCACCAGAGGAAGAAACAAGGAGGAGGTATGAGAAACAAGGATGAGAAGCGGGAGCATGAAGTAATGGAGAAGTGGTATGCTACGGTTAAGTATATCCATGCCTTGAATAAACCCCTGCCCGAAGAATGGCAAAATGCAGAGGAGCATTACTACTATATAAGGAATGGGTTGAATGACCACGAAGGCAGAGTAAAAAATCTGAAGTCAGATTTAAAAAGTTTTGTTGAACGGATGAATGGGTTAGTAGAGGGGGGTTTTGAATGAAACAAGATCGACAATTCGTAGGGAATCAATTCTTTATGGATAAAACTGGGACGGGGAATGTTAAGAAACACATTTCCACGCCCACGCCACTAGATACTGTGGCTTGTGGCAAATGCACGGCTTGCTGTACTGCACTAGAGATAGTTGCATTGAGTAAGCCGGAAGGTGTGCGGTGCGAACATCTCACACAAGATGGATGCGGAATTTATGAAACAAGACCAGAAGAATGCAGAGCATTTGTCTGCGGGTTCTTGAAATTAAATCTACATCGCAAACTCAGACCTGACAGGGCGGGATTTATTATTACCGTACAGAAGACAGTCTTTGGTAATACTTTTGTCCTGTTGGTTCATAATAAAATCAATCAACTTTCCAGAAAACTAATGGGGAAACTTATTAAAAAAGCTGGGATGCCAACAATCTGGAGAACAGGAAAGGAAGTAGTATGAATGCAAAAACAAAACTGGTTAGGATCAACGAACAACTGGCTGCGAAGATGCAGCAAAAGTTGGATCGTCAAAGGAAGGTAACAGGGATATTCAAATCTGGTGCGGCTTATGTGAATGAGTTAGTAGCAGCCGATTTGGATACTCAGGATCACGCTGGCAGCAACGGAAGCGTGTCCCCCATCTAGGACTACCCGCCAATCTGGCCCCTCTTAGGAGGGGCTACCCCACATAGTGCCACCGCTCAACAGGCTTGTAAGTATTATCTGCTTTAGTCTTTACACAAACAACTAGGCCGCTGTCCTGTAAATCAGATAGTATCTCTTTCCTGTGACGGGCGTTGTTCAGGTAGCGTGTCCGCTGAGTCAGGATAGTAGAGGAGATACCCGCCTTGCCCGCATCACGGATCAACCTCTCGACTTTCTTACTGACTCTCTCGTTCTGATTATCTGACAGGTTCTGGTTGATTGAAATAATTGTCTGCTCAGTCAGCTGTTTCACTAGGCCACACCCATACTCTGCATGATCAAACTCAATCTCTTTTTTCCCATCACCCACTGCCACGATCAGCGCAATCTTCTTTGCATACTCAACTACCCTGACCCACATAGAACTTGTCACGGATTGAGCATCAATGAGCTTGGTACATTCATCTTCAAGATTTTCAAAACGGATGAAAGCTTCATCCGAATAATAAATAACTTGAGGGTCTGGGTGGCCCTGAACATTCCCCGGCGAAGAGGAGGTGGGAGTGTCTCTAAACTGTAAAGCTTTATCGATCAGGGTGGGCGGAAACTTACGGATAATTTCAGGCCGATGCCGTTCAGGTCTTTTGTTTGGAGTCTGGAAGATTAGGAACCTGTTCAGTGAACCGTCCCTGATCTTGGAAGTGTTGAGTCCCTCCCAAAAAGTCTCAGGAGTTGCCGTCCCAAGTACACTTAGGCAGGGCTGGTCAATAAAGAATCTGTCCTCTTCCTGAGTCGCCCGGTCAAGTGGATAGTAAGGCCCGGTGCATGAAGTGAATACTTCCATTAAGGTCTGGATAATATCTGCTTGGTAGCCAGTGGTTGTTGCCATTAACTGTTTCAGGTACATCCCAAACTCATCAATCAGGAACAGGCAGCTAGGCCGCCATGTCATCAGTCTTTCAATTGCTGCACGGGATGTGACTTTCTCCGAGCCAAACATTTTAAGGTCATGCGTATGATCAAATTGTTTTATCACATCACGGGGAAATTGTTTCCCTGACCCGGTGGGGGCAAGGACTGCAAGGAAGAGATTGGTGCGGGTGTTCTCTTCTGTCCTGTATTTCTGTCCCATCAACGTCCCGGCGAAACAAAGTGAGGAAGCAAGTGCAATGATAGGTTGCTTGTACTTGGAGTGTTGTGTAAGGAAGCTGGCAAAAGAGCCAACGAAACCCGGTGGGGTATGATAAGCTGCGGAGAGAGTCACAGCTTCCGAATCTCGTTGGCGAACAGGCGGAGTATCTAAAGTCTTATGAGTACAGGGGTCTTGGGCATGGTAGAATAGAGTTGAGAATGTTATTCGCTCACCCTTCCACTCCTTATCAAAGCTGCCCCACTTATATTTTAATTCACTGGGCTTACACTTATCACTCTTCTTCGACCACTCAACAAATAATTCGTATCCCTTCTCACCAAGTCCATCCTTGAGTGCCATTGCACATTCCTGCCAGACCTGATATTCTTCTGGAGGAATTTGCTTTAGTGCTTCAAC